TTTTCCGCGTGTTCTTCTGCTTCTCTTTCGGCTTTTTCCTGCTCGGGTGATGGCACCTCTTCAGTAGGGTCATCTTCGTCAAAATCGGAGTCGCCCTCAATCGTCTCCAACAACAACGACCCTTCCAACATTAAATCAATCTGCTGATCCAAACATTCATATTGTCTTTGCGACCTTTCCAGCATTAGGTCGATTTCTCTATCAAGATTGCCCATTAATGTTGTTCTCCCTATTACATAAATAGTTTCTCTAAACAAAAAGACCGGAAGACATCAGCGTCTTCCGGGTTTAGATCCTTTCTTAGCTTCTTCATAAGCTTCGTTTTCTTTTTTAAGCTGATCAGCAAGACGCTGAAGGAACCAGCGACGAATCGTTATAGGCAGATTATAAGCTTCCGTAAACGACCAATTGCCATGATACTTTAAGAGAAAAAGTTCTTCGTAGACAGACTGGGTATACTTACTGTTTAGACCAAAAAAAGTCAACCGTCATCGGTATATCTACCTCCTTCTCGAATCCACACGATGAGCAAGTAAAGCCCTGTGTCATATCCAGTCCTGGAACGGTCTTGAGATATGCTGCGCGCAGATAGCGAGAGTCAAAAGCAGGCATTATATCAATGACCTGGTTAATTGTTTTTAATTCCTCTACTCCATTGACCGATACAATGATTTTTCTCAGTTGATCTGTCAAATGGGTTTCATGGGAGCCCTTTTTTGTAGTAGACTGCATTTTAGCAGCCAACTCATCCTCATCCTTCGATGTGAGAAGACGGACTTCTACTTCGAATTTTGTCCTTGGAAGTTTGATAACAAATGTTCCATGACCTGTTGGAGTGATATCGTGATCATTAAAATCATCTCCATGGTAAGCAACGACTTCAGACAAATCAAAAGCATTTTCGCTAATAGTCGCACAAGCAGGACAAGAAACCTTTGTTGTGTATTCTGCTCCGAACCCATTGATTCGCGAAGTAACAAGAATGGCGTTCCTATCTCCTGTTAGCAGAGACTTCACATTTACTTTCTTGTCGATGATGACATTTCTCAAAAAACGATCAATAGCTAAGCCCTTCTTTAGGAGCGTCGGAGAAGTTAGAATATCTTCATCCTTAGCTGTCATAAATTTAATCTCAATAGACTCTTTGCCCCGAAGGTAACTACCTTCTGGGTAATGGATTCCTTTTGATGGCAAATCCACCAACTCTGTCGGGACTGAAAAGTCCAGCGAAAATCCTGCCTCTCCGGAGGTCTCCGTATGAACAGGGTCGGCTCCTGCCGAAAACCTCTTACTATTATCTCTCATATACACCTCTTAAAATATTAATAACAACCGGTAAAAACTTCAGAATAATTTCCGGTCTCCATGATTTCCTCTGGGTTTTTAATCTCTTCCTTGTTCTTCGGGCCTGTAACAGAAAACGACTGATAAGCTATTGTTAGGCTGATTTCTAACAAATCATCACTAGAATAGTCAAGGCTCCCGAAATCAATATCTGTTATGATCGGCTCTATAAGCCACCACTGTTCTAGCGTTTCTCCTGCGGGCCCTAGTTGCTCAATCCGAACACTACCTATAGCTTTTCGAAAGTTGTCATAATTAAAGTTTCCTTCATTATAACCTGCAGCCTTCAAAAAAGATAACAACTTGCTTGTAGAGTTTGGCTTGACTGGATCCACCAATGTCATTGTAATTGGTGTTAATTTGGGGTAAGTTAATATTTTTGTGTCTGCCACTAATGAATTTATCGTTAGTTCGCCTTCATTTGCAGTTGTAAACTTAAGCTTTGGTTTGTCAACATTCTTGGCGTACCACCATACAAAGTTTGAGTCACCTTCCGATTGTGAAGCTACAGCACCACCAATTGAAACCCTAAAACGAAATTTCATCTTAGGGTCAATTACTTCATTCGTATCTGTCCAAAACCCCATCTAGGGCACCCCTTTAGCCGGGACCAGCGAATAGCTTGCTCTTGCCAGGACCACCAGGACGACGTGCGCCTGCAGACGGCTCAAACGAAGCCCAATCATATCGGAATTTCATAGTCATTTCAACCAAGTCATCCGAACTATAGTCCAGATCTCCAAAGGTGACTTCCTTTACCCAGGCATTATTAAGGGTCCAGGTTTCCAGAGGATTACCTTCTTCGTCGATCTGTTCCACGATTACGCTGCCGAGCGCATCAGTAGAAGCCGCTTTTGACATCGAAGCAAAGTCTTCAGCATTATTCGTACCAGCGGGAATCTTATAGCCTGCCGCCTCAAGAAGATCCCCCATAGAACCTGCCAAGTCAGGGTCAACAGGATCAACAAAAGTAATGGAGACCTCATTCCATTCTGTGCGACCTGGCCAATAATAAGTGTGGTTTAAATACTGGTGAGAAGCCTCGGTGAAGCTCACTTGCGGCTTATCTGCTTTCTTGGCATACCAAAGATAGTCACTTCCTTGCATACCTGTCACTTGCACGCGAAACCTAAAACCTCGCTTGGGGTCTTGTGCTGGTGCGGCTGTCCAGAAATTATTTGGCATTTTAGATGGTCTCCTGTAATACTGTAATTAGTGTGAGCAAATGGTTTTTACCTTTAGTCATCAAAAGACGCTCCGGAGCGAGTAATGAGGAAATCGATAGCGATAAATTCGGCTGCTCTTGTGGGCTTAATAAAGATTTTTGCATACATGATGTTACGATCAACAAGGTCTGCTGTTGTTGTTGTTTCATCAAGAACAACTCGGAAAGCGTCTACACCAAAATTGACCTTCACTGGTCCCAAGAACTTATCTACTCGACCCTTGAAGTCATTCCAGGTAGCCTGGACATTCGGCTGAAAGAGTGTTGTTGCCGCAATATTAGAAACACCCCTCTTAACATAAATCATTAGGCGTCGAACATTAATTCGATCCAAGGCAGACTGTGTGGCCTGCAAGGTCTTTTGGCCGTAGATTACAACACCCTCTGCAGGGAAGCTAGCAATTGGGTTAATGTTTAACTCATAAAGATCATCTCTATTTGCAGAAGTTAACTTTGTCTCAACACCCGTGACTGCTAGTCCACCGGCACCTGTCGACAACCCACCTCTAGTGAATCCTGCAGGAGCAAACCAGACATCTGCAGCACGCTCTGTATTAGCCATTACCCCTAGAGCAACAACAGATGGAGGCATATTCAAGAATGTACCAGTCGACTCATCACGGACCTTGACCCAAGGGTAGTAAGCACACCCGTAAGAAGTGTTAAGGTTTCTAGCTTCCATATTCGATAGAACATTTGCCAGGTTACCTTGTCTTGAGGAGATACTGCTGTTACTCTCATGTCGGGGCTGGAAGCCTCCCTTTACATCAATGATTGCAAGAGCATCTGCTCTGCTTTCAACAGTGTCCAGGAGATACTTGGTGATTGCTTCATTCGTGATTCCAGGGATACATGCTGTGTTCATCTCTACAACTTCTGGATCTGCAATTGTATCGATTGCTCTGCGAAGAGTGTAGTATGCGTAGTTCGTAGTTTCTGTGCCACCTTCCGTGTATGTGTTCCTGAAAGGATCTGCTTGTGTCACGTCTAGGCCGTCGAACCCTCCAAACATTGGAGAAGTGAATCGATTAATTTTAGAGTCTAGGACATTCTTATAGCTAGTGGTGCCCATATGCGTGGATGTAGCAGTCCAGGAAAGCCCAGTAGCATGAGAACCGGTAGTCCAAGCTGCTTCCGTGATGTTGTTGGTGGGAGTGGTGGATGACCAGCCAGCACCAACAGTGCCGCTAACCTCATCAAGAGTGAATACCCACTGGTTTACTAGGTTACCCGGTAGTGTTCCATCACCAAACGAATCGCCCCAATCAGAATCAGCTACAACAGTATATCCGAATGCTTTGAGATAATCCCCATAACCAGGATCATGAACTGTTGAAGTGGAAGACTTGCCTGTCTGCAGGCCAAAGTAAGCATTAGTTGTTGGATTAGCACCGTCACTAGTACAGTTCGTTCTCGCTCCGACCTTTGGATATTCAATAGAAGCTGTACCGAATAAGCCAGTTGTTGCAATCGCTTGGCTAGCAGTTGCGAAAGCAGGAGTCGCTCCAGCCGGAAGGAGTGTCCCTCCCAGAGCGTATGCCGTAGTCGACGGATGACCATCATAACTTATGCTACCACTTTCAAATGTCCAAGACGGGAACCTCGGAGGCCCGTATACACCGAATGGAAGCCATTCAGATTTATCACCCAGCATTTCATGAGTCACTACACGGATATACTGTGAGCGATTTGGGCAGCTCCCATATTCACGATATCGCTTCTCGGTGGC